TATTATGCTTGATAAGAGCCTACATCAGCACTTGGACCTAATGGACGAAATCGAAGCAGACATCGATAAAGAGATCCTCAAAATCTATAAGGCCCTGGACATAGACGATATCATAGCGGACCCGGATGGCGAAATGCTTGCAGCAGCTCAGGCCGTAGAGGATATAATAGAGGTCAAGTTTGCCAAGCGCGCAATAGCAGCCGGCTTAGACCTGGCAGAGATAGTCAAGGAACACATAGCAGATAACGAGGACATTAAGATACAGAACAGCAAAGACCCGAATTTAAACCAGGAACTCGACGATGATAAAAGCAACGATTAAATCAGACATCAATTTGCCAAAGTTTAATTTTCAAAAACAGCTTCTACTCGTAGCACAGCGGATCGTGATCCCTATGTTAGCACACAACATAGACAGCAACCGGGACATGGAGGGCAAGAAGTTTCCACCACTTGAGCCGTACACCATAATGAAAAAAGGACACTCCCGGCCACTGATAGATAAGGGCAAGCTAAGAAGCTCATTCCAATACAAACGCCGGGGCAACGCCTCGGTAATGATATATATAAACGATGAGCGTAACGAGATAGCAAAGAAGCTACAAATCAAAGGTGTAGACAGCAAAAGAGGCCGTAAATTTTTTAACTTTTTCGGCATATCAGAGGGTATGCACGCTGACATAATGTCTTTTATGCGTGCACAGATAAAGAGGGCCATAGAACATGCCTGACGAGCGACTTTTTAACGAAGCATTAGAACGAGAAGCTGAGGTCTTAGAGATCCACCTTGAGGGCAAGGCCGTGCGGACATCGGTCACACTTGAGGAATACATCGAATCAAGACTGGCAGCCGGTACGGCTAAGGACGTTATCAAAAAAGAACTGTTACAAGACCTGGAATCACAGGGCAGAATATTTGGCGAATTCCTAAGTGGCATGAAAGCCACAGCAAAGGGCAATACCAACCGCATGCGCGATATAGCAGAAGTGTCAGAATTAGGCATAGAGGACATAAAATACAGGTGGGTAGCGGTCCTCATTAACACCTGCCCGGACTGCATAAAGAGGCACAACAAGACGGCCACATGGGAGGAATGGGAGGCCCAAGGGCTGCCGAGGACAGGGGCAACAGTATGTCGGGAACATTGCAAGTGCATGCTACTACCGGCTAAAACCACAGAGATCGAACCAATTAAGCGAGGCAAATAATGGCATACGATACAGTAAAGGTAGGCATAGCGAATCTGTTAAAAGGCCTGGGCTACCAGGAATCAGAGGAAGCGTCTAACTTCGCAGACGCCTCAAGCAACGAATACGGCAACACGTTTATACTCAACTGCCTAAGCGGAGAAATGGACGAGGAGGATTCGGAAACGATCGTGGACCGGTTCTACGACGTCCAGGAATGGCAGGCGCAGATAGCCTTTGACAAGTCAGCCAATAGCGACGTGATCAACCGGGACGACATGCACCGGAAGAAAGATACCATTCTGACGACGCTCGACAAGCCGATAAATTGGAGCTCATTCGTCAGGATTTTAAAATACAATACCTGGAACATACAGGCAACAGAAAATTATTATTTATTGACTATTAACCTAAAAATAGTAGACACATATATCTACTAAGGAGGCGGTAAAATGAGTGCAATGCTAACCAAAAAAACAGTAATACTGGCAAAGGTAGAGGACACCTACGGGACAGACCCAACGCCGGCAGCAGGCGACAATTCAGTAATGGCTTATGAATTCGAGTCACCGGACATCGAGCCAAACATGATAAAAAGGGCATACGGCAATGATGACCTATCAAAGTACCAGGAGCTAAGGGGTAAGACAGGATTTGCTTTTAGCGTAAAGACACACCTAAGAGGATCCGGCTCCGCAGGCACATCACCAAGGCGCAGCCCGCTATATAAGGCAGCAGGCCTAAACGAAACGATCGTATCATCTACAAGCGTAACCTATGCGCCACGCTCAAGCAGTTTCGAAAGCTGCGCAATCAGGGCGCACCTGGACGGCGTACTTTACAACCTGCTCGGATGTGTATGTGATTACGAGCTTGAGCTTACAGCCGGAGAACCGGGCATCGAAGTATTCTCAGGAAAAGCACTATACGCACTACCAACAGACAGCGTGATCGTAGCTCCTACGTTTGACAGCCCGAACCCACCGATCATGAAAGGCCTGACAATGACTTTCGGGTCATACGCGGCAATATGCGAAAAAATAACCTTGAAGCTCGGCAACACCATAGCTGAAAGGCCGGACATGAATCAGACAGAGGGCATAAAAGGCTTCTGCATAACAGATAGGGACCCTGAGGGCGAAATAACCCTGGAAGCGGTACTGCGCGCGGAAAGTAACGCGGACTTCCTAAGCTACTTCCATTCAGGCACAACAAAGGCGCTATCCATAGCAATCGGATCAGACGCAGGCAATATTGCCACTATAACAGCCCCTAAGTGCTATTTAAGGGCCCCAAAACTTGGCGACAGGGATGGGGTAAGGATATTCACGTTACCTATCCAGATAGCACGTAACGCAGGCGATGATGAACTTTCTATTTCTTTAACTTGAATTGACAATGCCCTTTACTTATGATATAATTATAAGTAAGGGAGGTAAGTATGAAGATTAGAAAGAAGCGTAAGTTAAGCGGAAAATGGAATGAGATTGGAAAGAAATATTTGGAGGGAAGAAGTTTGAATCAGTTAGCTCTTGAATATAATTGTTGCAGCGTTGCCATTTTAAATGTTTTAAAGAAAATTGGCATTGCTCGCAGAAGTTGCGCGTCAATTATTGGAGAAAAAAATCATAGAAGAATTTTCTCTGATAAAGAAGAACTTATGATTTGCAATGATTATGTTGAGGGCATGACAGGAAAGCGGCTTGGAGAAAAGTATAATACCAATGCCACGCTAATTAGTAGAATATTGCAAAGGCATAATTATAAAAGCAGAGGTTATTCCTGCAAGGGGATATATTCTTCTCGGTGGAAAGGTGGTATAAGTTACGACAAGACAGGACATAAACGATTGTATAAACCAGAATATTCAAAAAATAAAGGTGGCTTAATCGCAGAACATAGATATGTTATGGAAATGCATTTAGGTAGAAGATTAACAAACGAAGAAATTGTCCATCATATTAACGGTGTTCCTGATGATAATAGGATTAGCAATTTAAAAGTTATGAGTGCATCTGAACATAATAAGTTACAACATTAACAAACCGAAAAGAGGAGGACCGCATGGCAATAAAAGCATTGGACCTGAGCAGCATGGTAAAATACGTGTCAAAGTTAGACACCGGAGAGCCAAAGACAGAATGGCACCTGGGAATACTTGACACCCGGATCCGTAAGCAACTGGAAGATGTGGCCTGGGAATATGAAACAGACCCATCACAACCGGGCCAGGCTAAGGCAAAAGCCTCATTTAACTTAGGCCGGAGCGAAATGGACTTCGTAGCATTTGGCCTAAAAGGATTTGACGGCTTTATAAAGGCTGACGGTAAGCAGGTCTACTTCAAGGCAGAGGACCGGAACGTAAACGGCAAGATATATCATGTTGTAGCAGATGAAGTGCTCAAGATAATACCAGGCGACATCGTAAGAGAACTCGCAGAGCAGATCAAGAATATCAACAACGTGGATGAGGAAGAAAGAAAAAACTAACACTGGCTATTTGGATCCCTTATCTCGAACTGAATTGCAAGAAGTGTTCGGATGGCCAAAAAGAACTCTACGGCTGCGAGAAACCAAGCCCGGTAGGGAAGCATTGGAAAGTAGGATCGTACGAATTTGACAGGTGTCCAGTAAGCATAGTAGACCCGGTAGCATATCAATACATAAGGGCTTACAGGAGATATGAGAAAGGGTACCTGCCGGATGCGGGCGGATGGATGGACCAGGGCGCCAAGTTTAACGACATCGTAGACGTTATCGAGCAGGAGAGTAACGTAATAGCAGGCAAAATGAGCAAGGGGAAAAAATGAGCAATAACGAACTTGAAATCATCCTGAAAATGCGCGACTTAGCAACAAGCAAGATGAAAAGAAGCATGACAGCCCTGCAAGCTCAAGCCCGGAAAGTATCATCAGTTTTTAATAAGATGGGCTCTTTTATGCAGCGCCATTGGATTAAGATTACCGCCCTTATAGTAGGGGCCGTCTACGCGATAAAGAAACTCTCCGATGCCTTAATCAAGGCCGGCGACACCGTAGAGCAATATCAAGTAAGGCTCCAACTCTTGCTCGGCAGCATGGAGGAGGGCAACAAGGTCTTTCAGGATATGTCAGACCTCGCCTCCCGGGTGCCTAAGACTTATGAAGAAATCATGGCAAGCGCGACAGACCTCTCGGCCGTTGTAAGTGGCGGATCAGAGGAAATCAAAAAGCTAATGCCCATTATCGTAGACCTCGCAGCAGGAACAGGAATGTCGGTAAGAGAAGTGACCGGGCAGATGATAAGAATGTACTCAGCCGGCGCAGCCTCAGCCGATATGTTTAGAGAGCGCGGCGTAAGCGCGGCCCTGGGATTCCAGGCAGGCGTTTCATACTCAGCGGAACAAACCATGAAAACAATGACCGATCAGTGGGAGGATGGAACCGGCAAGTTTGTAGGCGCAGCAAAGGGCCTGGCAAATACCTGGACCGGCGTTATGTCAATGATGTCAGACGCCTGGTTTCAGTTTAAGGTGGCCATTGGCGAGAAGTTTTTTGAAAAGATAAAAACGGACTTCCAGGCACTC